GGGGGGTTCACAACAACGGGCCTATCCAGTCCCGCATAGGAGAAGAAGAAGAAGGGTGGGGTAGGAGCCCTGATGTGTTGGGCGGTGGAGCACTGATGATGATGAAGAAGAGAAGGGGTGGTTGTGGAGGGAGCGGTGGTGGGTGGTGGCGGTGAGCTGACGCTACAGGTCGAGGCGGTCGGCTGGGTCTGACAAGTCCATCTGCATGAACACACTAGCTACTGGGTGGACCAGGTAGCCGGGTTCACGACAATCTTTCAGGAACAAGTCAAACTCATCCAACTGGGTACGCGTCAATCCGTACCGGTCAAACAACCATCCGTAGAAGGAGTCATCGTATTCAACAGCCGCTGTGACACGGCGTTCCCACTTGTGTGTGGGCATCAGTGGTTTGTCTCCTGCGGAAGTATCGATCATCGTCCTGATGAACGTCCCATAGATCGGTGCGCGCGCAAGCAGGTTGCTTAATCCTACGGAGATCGAGTGTGCGAAGGCCTTTTGATCAGCCTGTCGCACTTGTGACGTCGTAGCAAACAGCTTGGCCAATAGCTTGCCGATCATGGGTATGGCGATGTACGTTCCATCTGCAGTGGGGGCAAAGGCGTCGGAAGCGAATGTGACTTTCGAGAGCTGGTCAGGAGGGAACACAGCTCCAACAGGTTTGATGCCACAGTCGTGCTCGGCTTGGAGCAACGAATCGCAGTCGACTGGCCCTTTCAGGAAACACAGCATGTCATCACCAATGACGAGCACGCGCGCAGCAGTCACACCAATGCTACGCAGTGCCGCGGTGGTAACGACGGCGTTGAGGAAGGAGTTGCGCGAGGAGGTGTCGTTGTGCCCTGATTTCGTGGTATGGTCAAGTACGTACTTGAAGCGCTCAAGGAAATCAAGGGCGGCTCGCGGTGCAGCCGTGTGTCGGTAGGAAACACGAATGGACCGCGTGCCTTCAACACACGCTGCAAACTCTGGTTCAACGAAAGCCATGCCATGGAGCTGGAGGTCCATGTGTCCCTGGCCCATCGTCGCGTCCCAGCAGCTACCATCACGTTCGTAGACATGTGGGTTTGGTCCTGCCCAGTTCAGGGCATCGGCGAACCAGGCACCCTTGTCTGTTTGGTTCATGCAGCTGGAGACGGTGACTTTGATGTCATCACCATAACTTCGCTCGCCGTTGAAGACCTCGCTGACCGCCTTTGAGTAGGCGTAGTATTGATTTGCGAACCGTTCTTGGTCATTGAGGTGGCGGTAGAAGTGGATGAGGCGCGCCTTCGAAGGTTTCTTGTAGGTCCCGTCGGGTTCCAAGCCAACGAGTACCTCACGTTTCACCATGCAGGTGGCGTGATTCGGCTGTGACTGGTCCTCGGTCACAGCACTGAGTATCGCATCTTGTTTCCATTTCGGCCAACGATGGATCCACCAGTCCCAAGAGTGCTCGTCGCGAGCCGTACGATATGCATCCGTCAGTGTTGGAAGCACGTCGTCGACTATCTTGTGCATGTTTGCTAGAGCATTCGGAGACGGGTCGTGGCGCTCAGCCAAGTGTCGCTTTGCAGCTGCGGCCACTGCGTTACAGCAGCAGGTTCTCATGACGTTAGGTGGGGCAGCAATGGGACCAACCACAGTCGCGCCCCGCGAGCCCGGTTTCGGGCAGTACGGGACACGAGGAAGCGACAGGACTTCGTGGCGTCTGTCAATGTTGTTGAGGGCGTCGGGGTGAGGTGCGCCGAGACAGAGCGTTGCGGTTTCATTCCCCTCTCGAAAGGGGTAGAAGCCGAGAGGTCGACCCACCAAACCCTTCGGAACCAGTCGGCCAAACTGATCCCTAAGGAATGGCAGGTCTTCCCGGCCTCCACCCTACTCGCGACTCCTCTCGACAGCCCAGGCAATCCGGGCGGACGAGGGGAACCACGAGCGGGCGGAGGGACCGGCGCGTGGGTGGTAGTAAGCCACCCAGAGGCGCCGCCACGTCGCGAGCGGGCCGGAATTCGAGTCGTCGGCGAGCTGACGTGTGAGGGAGAGGTCCGCGAAATCCTCGCGCGCGTGAACCTCGAGCTGTCGCACAGTGTTGGCGACAGGGCCCATGACATGGTCGACGGCACATGCGAGGTCGACGGGGCGATGGGTGCTAGCCCCCTGCGAGCGGACGAGGGCCGCTGTTGCTTCTGCTGGAACTTTGTCGGTGGTGGTGGTGACGATGCGCGTGAGCACGACTTTCTCGGCTCGGCGGATGACGTCCGCGGAGCGGATCTGACCGCCGAGGGTGATGTCGTGGTAGTCGCGAAGCAGGCCGGCGAGAATGTCACGTTCGGCGGCAAAGGCTTCCTCGATCTTCATGCGACGATCGTACTCCAAGTTGACCTCGAGGACGGCGTTGTCGTCGGTGAGGAACGTGATGTGGCGGCACTTGCCGCATGCCTCCATGTCGTGGCAGAAGCGCGCTGGGGTGACGCGCGCGTGCCCGGCTTCGATGCCGTGGCGCACACAGACGGTGAGGTTGCGGGTGCCGTT